TTAGTTTAACAAGTCCATTCCATCTGTAAGATTATCTACTATCCTACCTTGGTTATCTTGCGGTGTTAAAGACCTAAGAAGTTCTGCTTGAACTCCTCCGTCTTGTAGAACTTGAACGCCGTTAATAATAAGTGATTGGCAATCTGTCTCAATTGCATGTCCTATCACAACCGTTCCGTCTTCATTATACAAGTCTATTTTAATCTTCATATTGACCTCCTAATAGTCAGTTTATTTAAGATAACCTATTATCGTCTATTGGTTACTTCTTGTCAACTATTGAATCAATCTTTCCATTCATTTCGTCTTTAGCCTTTCTTGCTTCAGCTTCTAAGTCTGCCACCTTGTTCTGGAAGTCAGCTTGGGCTTGACATATTTCTAAGTCCAGGGGATTTGAGAATGTGAATACAATCGGCTCATCTCCTCTGGGTCTGGATGCCTCGTTGTCGTTATTCCAACCCGACCCTTTGCCCTCCTGTTTAGTCCACGTCATTTTCTGGTTTTCTTTTAACACATCCTGTGCTGTTATTTTCTTTGTCATTTTTTATCTCCTAATAATTTAAATGAAACCCATTATAACATACTGGATACATCTTGTCAACCCCTTCTACTTTCATCCATCTTCTCTTCCCCTCGTTCTGTTCCCAGAACATATTGTGTGTGTTAAATGGTACGCCCTAGTTGAGTAGTAGGACAGGGTATGATCTTCATCCCCGACCCCGACCGCTCATTAGGAACACTAAGACGTACACTAAAATGGCAAGCTCAAGCACGCAAGCTTTTGTACTGTTCTTCCCAGTACTCATCTAGATAGTCTAAATGCGGCGGATAGAAGTTAACTGAGTACTCATCGTCTGCCCATACTCCGGTTATCTTCAGCTCTTGAGTATCCACATAAACAGTGGGGCCTCCGCCGGCAAGCAATAGGAACACCGAGTAATAAGAACCGTCGCCGTTGATTGTGTACCTCACACTGTATTCGCCCGCGGCCTCGGCTGTTAGCTCTTGGCTTTTTATATCTTCAACGTACGAATCAACCAGACTGCGTAATTCAATCTCTGTTGGTGTCAGTTCTAGTACACCTGTTTCGTCATTCATCTTCATTTTATATCTCCTAATAGTTTAATGAATGCATATTTAAACCTACTGTCTACAATTTGTCAACAGTTATTTACTCTTCGTTTTAGGCCAGGCGCCTCCTGGTTGGCCAGAGTTATATTGTGTTAACGTTGTGTTGTGGTATTGCCTGTAAACATTTGAAAATGCCTCCCCGACTCCCGATTGATATCCCCGACCCGATTGATAGACAAAAAAAACCCCTCATAAAGAGGGGCTGTTAAATTCTATTACTGATCTATATCTTCACATCAAACACCTTAGACAATCTTTCCATTAAATCCTTTGCGTTATCTGAATCCATTTGCATGAGAGTAATTTCATCTTCTATCTCATCCTTTATTCCCCAAGAGCCATTTAATGTGTATCTAAGTGCTTCCGTCCATATACCTTGTACATATTCGCTATCTATTGCCAGTCCAAAATGACTTGTAGGTTTCCATTTATTGTGTTCTGCAATTCCTTCTTTCAGATTCTGAGTAACCTCTGACAATTCTTGCGTCAAACTATCCTTCTTCTTTACTAGCTTTTGCAAAGACGTTGGTGTCTTTAACTTTCCACTAGTTAAGTCTTTGTTATACCCTGCTACTTTATCTTCAATCTGTTTAAAGATTCTTCTTGCTAATGCCTGTCTTTCTATTGCGTTCGTTTTCATATTTTCTCCTAATATTATTTATATGAATATTCATTATACATGAATGGTTACAAAAAGAAACTACTTATTCATCTTTACTGTTCTCTGGACAGAGCATACGGCAGATAGCTCTTGTCTGGTCTATTGTGGTGTGCCTCCTTGTGTTATAATTGTGTACTGAACGCCCGACCTATACTTCAATATCCCGACCCGACTACCCCGAATAAACGCCCGACTTACTAAGTGCTTTTTGCTACGCTTTTTTATTGAGAGAGTGACCAAGAGAGGGGGGTAATGCGATTAAGTTAGCAGTTCTTGACATATGTCAGTTTGTTATAGTCAAAGGTAGTTACAGCCTGTATATATAAAGACTTGCATCTAGTGGTTACTTAATGTAATATAGAAAGAGTGCAAAGGGTAATTCTGTATGGCGAGTTACTAATTAGAAAAGGCTTAATCATTCTACCTTTGTACTTTGTTAGGTTGGCATACAAAAGAGGTAAGCCATTAAATTGATACCTGTACTCTACCCAAGTCCCCAAGGCTTCGGCAAGACGGCAAGAGGTCATAAAGAGAAATGAACAAAGCCTAGCATTTTTTATTAACCCTTAACTTTAGGAGAGTATTATGGGAACAAGAAGCAATATTGCGTATGAGAAACCAAACGGGAAAGTCGTTGTAATGTATTGTCATTATGACGGATATCCAGAATATAACGGTAGGATATTAAACGACCACTATAACAATCGATCTAAGGCTCATGCTTTAGTAGATGGTGGTTATCAGTCGGCACTAAAGGAAACTTTAGAAGATTCAACAAAAGACAGAGTACACCAAGACAAGGCAGATATATATCATTCAGCACATGCATTTCTTATGAATGTTCAAAGTGATATTGAGTGGATCTATCTGTTCAAGAATAATGAATGGCATGTTGCAGAATGTTGTGATCTTTCTTTGCCTGTTAACAGTAATGACTTTGTACCGTTATGGTCTTGCTTGTGCAAACTAGGAGTTACAGCTAATGGAAACTAAGTTTAAAGAGACGAAGAAGTTTAAACATATCAGAACTAATACTTTTGATATACCAACGGGGGAGTTAGAATTCCCCCTAACTACTGGCAAAGAAGTCTTTGAGTTCCTTATGAGACATGCTAATAAAAAGCGTTATCAGTTCAAGGCAAGAGGTAGAGGAAGCCGTAAGCTATACGGAAATACTTATGACTTACCTGTAGAACATGCAGAAACGATAGCCTTGTATCATTCAACAAGAGAACACATATCATTCAAAGAACACCAAGAACGAAGAAGATCAAAATCAGCTTATGAAATACAGAGGGCTTTAAGTTCTATAAAGATAGCAGTAGAACAACACAACCAAGCATATGAAAACGATTTAGAAATAGAGGCAAAGACATGAGTGAGCCAAAGTATATAGAAGCCAAATATAATGCATTTCTTACTTGGGATTTAGAAGAACTGGGTATTGACTGGGATAAGGTTGATGACTATTCAATATTCAAAGGAAACTTAGAAATAAAATATAAGGATGGAACTAAACAAGTTGAAGAGAATTGGGGAGATATAAGTATTGATTATAAATATAACTTTGTAGAAGCCCTTGTGCTTGATGATGGGTTTGCAGAAGTGGAGGGAATGAACTAATGAAAGTATTTGTAGTGATAGAAGAATTCTATGGGACTGTGGCTGATATAAATGTTTACAAGAATAAACCTAAGGGCATAAAAGAAAGAAAATGGCATGAAGACGAAGGCGAGAAATGTTACGAAGTAGAAATACAGGAAGAAAATAATATGAATAAGAAATACCATGATTGATAGAAAAAGATTTATGAATGATGTTTACGATAATCTTATGAAGAATACTAATCACAACCCAATAGACTTTTCTAAGATAGATGATGAACGTTTTATTGATTGTGAAAAGAATGAAATACATATCGGAAACTTCACATTAATATTAAAGGAGGAGACTGATGATTGATAGAACAAACATACCAGAATATTTGCATTACTTATCAGAGTGCAAACTACAAGCATTATTATATTTATTTAGAGGAGGTTTATAATGATAACGATTGAACAAATAAAAAATATTGTAAAAGATATTAAAAACGATACAGAGTGGGTTGGTGATTGCCATTCAATGGTTGAGTATGAAGGGATATGTGGTGGATTAGATAGATTGGTAAATCATTTAGAGGAGGTATCTGATGTCAGTTGATACAGCGTTTATAATTACCATTGTTATTATGATTATTGTTTATTTTATCTCAGAGCCTGTAGCTCCTGATGAATAAATACTATATAAAAATAGTACCTTTCAACCCCGTAAAGTATGACTTACAGCAATACCATAATATTGATAATGTCAGCTTTACTGTGGGTTATTTGACTTACCAAGACAACAAGCTCATTCATACAGCTTGGTTTCGATCTTACAAATCTTTATTTAGAGCTTTAGACAAGTTCTTGAACAATCCAAATAAGTAACATATAATCTTTTTCGAGGCATAGACTAATTTATTTGTATTACTTCTCTTTTATTACTCTCCAATAGATATTTTATGCCTCTTCTTTCTTTTCCCACTTCTTCTTACTAGGCTTTTCCTCAACCACACTATCAAGATCAGTAATAGATTTATCTTCTTCTTTGTCTGTTATTCCATCAATAAAGTCTGGATCAATTAATTCAGGATCTGGATCTTTATTTTTATTTTCCAGACTAGCATCAACAACATTACCCATGAGCTGAATTAATCTGGTTTCTACTTCTTCCCGACTCATTTGATCTACTTTGCCGAACATAACTTCTTTGCGATCTACAATTAAGCCCCCGACTTTTAACAAAGCGTTCTGAGCTGATATGGCCGCATTAAAAGACCCAGCTTCCATTGCCTTGTCCCGAATATCATAGAGATCCTGAACGGCTCTGTCGTAGTTCAGTTCATATTTTTTCTTAGCCTGGTTCATAAGATAGTTATATTCTTTACGAATAAGAGGCTTGTTCATTAATTTATGTGCGGCTTGTCTAGGACTTGTATATCCAGCCTTGTGTGCGCATTCGACTAAAGATAGTCTGGGATTGTTGACCGAGATCCAAATAAAATTTCTTTGTCTTCGGTTTAGTGAGTTATCGAGATTGCAATACTCAATGGGAGCTTCTTCCTCAGAAGAGATTATAGGTTCATATTCCAAATTATTTTTTCTATATCCCATATTTCGCATATTAGAGTAGAAGCAAGTTTTTAGTAATACCTACCCCCACTTTACCCTAAAGTGTATTGTGAGGATACTTGAAGAGTGTATATCTAGTCAAGTATTATCTCATTTATTTATATAAGTTATCTCTCACTCTAATGACAAAAATGAAAAAAATACAATAATCCTGAAAGGTGCATTCTTATCATGTTTATAGCTGTCATGAAGTTATGTCAATAATTGTCAATAATCTATTTCTTAGCAGATTTGTCAATATATTGTGCTAAAAGCTCATCAACCAACTTCGCAACTTCTTTATCACTGAACTCTATACTAAGCTGAGAGATACAAAAACTTAAACTTGCTAAGACAATATTTACCTTGTCCTCACCTCTATAAACCATGTTCTCAAACATAGAGTCTAGTCTGGAAATTACTTCCTGAAGTGAGGGCTCGGCCATCTTGTCTTTAATTTCTACAATCTTTGGCATATCGCATCTTAACACGATAGTAAAAAACATTCCTACCCTACAACATAGACTCTTGTCTGTTGTCATCGTCATAGAAATTCAAGATATCACCCTGTGGATCTCCACTGCTCATACCAACATTAATAACATGATACTTCTTATATGCAGATAGCACAGAATCAACCTTCTTACAGTTGTAATCGTCTACAGCCTGTTCATAAGATAACCTCATCATGCAATACAAATCGTTTGTTCTACTCATTACTTCTCTCCTTTAATTTACTTTATGTAAATCTGTTTATATTAAAACTGTAGACATTATACATAATCTAAAGTAGAATACAAACTTATACACATTAGGAGTAATTATGAGTAAGAAAGAAATAACCGTAAATGATATTATCGATGAGGTAATCAATTACACAAACCCACCTAAGGAAGACTTAGAAAAACAAATACAACAAGATAAGATTAATTATCACTTATGGCAGTGTGGTGTTGCTATTAAAGAACTACAGTCAGCAGTAGATGAATTAGCTGTAAAAGACCAGGAGGCATCATGAAAGCAAAAGCAGTATCAAAAGAAGAAAAAGCATACGATCAGTTTTATTATGATCTACTTGACACACTTCAAAAAGCAAATAAGGATCTTCCTCTGCCGTATGTGGTTTATGCAGGGATAACTATTTTTACACAATTAGCAGTTGACTTTGCTCCTACCGAAAAAGAAGGCAAGGGTTGGGTTAGAGAGCTAGTTACTAAAACTAAAAGGGAGACATCATGAAAGCATTACCAGAACAATTGCAAATGATAGAACATGTTGTAGTTGGCGATGCTTACTACTTTCCTAACCTGTCTAATGCTTATTATCATAAGAGCCCTGGCCTGTCTTCCTCTAACATAAGAAGATTTAGTCAGAGTCAACTGCATTCTCTTGAGGAGGTTATTGAGACAACTCCAGCTATGAACTTTGGATCTGCTGCTCACTCTCTTGTTGTTGAAGGAGAAAGTGCATTCTTTAGTGATGTTGTATGTTTATCTGGATCACTTTTGACAAATGCTAACAAGCTATTAAAGAAGGAAAGTATGGATAGAGGTCTTACTGTTATTAATGAGAAGGACAAAGATACCATATATAGCATGAGAAACAGCTTAGTAACTGAGTCGAAAGCTTATCTAAATCCAGAAAATGAGTATCCACAGGTCTTTAATTCACCCTACGAGGTGTCTATATACTGGTATGAGCAAGATTTACTTTGCAAAACCAGAGCAGATGTAGTCTTAAACCCTTTTGAGAAACCACATGCAAGTAATGGAATAGTCTTAGTTGATTATAAAACTACTGTTGATTGTTCGGTTAAAGGCTTTACAAACTCTGTTAGAAGATACTCTTATGATTTACAAGCTGCTTGGTACAAACGTGGCTTTGAAAAGGCTGGTTTTAAGGTTCATGACTTTGCCTTTGTTGCACAAGAAAAGAAAAAACCTTATGCAAGTAAAGTATTTAAGATGAATCACACCGACATGGAAGCAGGGTGGAACTACCTGTCTGATTATTTAACAGAATACCATAAAGTATTAAACGGTAAACCAGCGAGTATATACAACACACCAAACGTTGTAGATCTAGACACTGGTAATTTTTATAGAGAGGAATTAAATGAGTGAAGATATAAACAACAGAATAGCTAGGTATGAAGAGCATTTAGCATGGTTAAAGAAAATGACCAAGGAAACTGAAGATAAATTGTTTTGTGTGAAAGCAGAGCTACAGGAGAAAAGAGATGACAGATAACGTAAATCACCCACCACACTACAAGAAAGGATCTATTGAGTGTATAGACATCATAGAAGCCATGCTAACTCCGGAAGAGTTTAAAGGGTACTGCAAGGGTAACTCAATTAAATATATTTATAGAGAGGATCACAAAGACGCTAATGTTGAAGACATTGGAAAAACTATATGGTATCTAACCAGGCTGTTGAATAAAATGGAGGATCTATGATTGACACAGACATAAGTGCACCAGTAAGCACGGCAAGAAGTGAATATCGAAAAATAGCAGAGATGATGAATCTAGATGATTCTTACCTTTGTAAAGATAGAAACGAAGCTAATGCTTTGGCCATTTCAATTAGAAGATGCACCTATCCACTGAAAGGACAGGGCATTAGTCATAGACGTAATTTTTCTACTGTGACCAGAAAGGAAAAAGATGGTGTAAGAGTTTGGAAAATAAATAGCCCTGTGCAGGAGTACGACATCAAGTGAAGAATTTATGGAGTAGATGGTTTAGCAGATTTTTAGAATGGTCATTACGAAGGACTGAAGAAAAATTAATGAGGAAGAGGAAATGAACAAGGCAAAATTAGTAGAATTAGCAGATGAAGTATTAACTCATATTGATATGGATATGAAAGTTGTTTTAAGAGATCAGTTGGAAAGGGATTTATGTGAGAAATTAAGTGATATTTTTGCAAAGGCAAAGATACATGATGCTGTTAATCCCCATTTCGTTAATATAGAGATATACCAAAAAGCCTATGCATCTGTACAACCCATTCTTGATGATTGTATAGATAGAATACTTGGAGAAAAGAAATGAATGAACTGATAGAGGAAATCATAGCTGAGATAAAACGAGACATTGATAAGGATAACCTGATGGCTCTTAGAGACATGTTGACTAGGTTGTTAGAAGGTGGAGAGAACAAACATATACTAACCCGTTACCTATCTGAGTTCCCAGAACTACGAGAAGAATATAAGGACAAGACATGAGTAAAGAGATTGATCACCAAGAGGCCATTAGAAAGCTTAAAAGAAAATATAATATTTATAGCATTAGAAGGACTTTCAAGAAATCTAAATTTAGAGAAGCGGATGAGATTCAACAGATAATGTCGAAGGAGGATTGGGAGTCATACAGCTACCACAAGGAGAAGTTTAATGAATGAAATAGTTCTTTACACCATAATTGCATTGTTCTTATTATCAGCGTATTCAACGTTTAAGAAATAAAA